GCAGTGCCTCCACTTGCGCCCACGCGGCCAACAGGCCATCGCGGAGTTCATCGGGCAGGCTTTCGCTCGACACGGCGAAGGTGCGCGAGCCAGCCGGTGCGTTGACGGAGACAGCGGCGGACAGGCGTTTTCGGAATTCCGTGGCCACTTGGACTTCGTTGCCTTCGGCGTCTGTCTCGACCTCGTAGGCGGTGGCCACTTGGCCGTCACTTTCCATCATCACTTGGCTGACGCTCTCGCCTTCGGGGAGTTGCGCTTGCAGCCATGCGAGCAGGGCGGTGGCGGTTGTGGCCAAGTCGCCCTCAAGCGCGATGTCGGTTGTCGTTGCGTAGTCGCCGCTTTTGGAGAAGCGGGTCAGTTGGTTGTTGGAGAGGAGGAGGTTCATGGGGCTGGCGTAGGCAAAGTTCCTTGGATTCCGATGTAGTGAATACCGACGCCTTCGCCAGAAGCACCAGAATCGGGCCCGTCCCATCGCTGCCACATTTGCGGGCCGAGCGTGGTGTTGTTGCTGTGGCTCAAAGAGACCTCGGCTGATTCACCAGAGCCAGTTTCGACGCTGCCATAGATTGTGTAAGGAGGGCTGCTTTTAACTCCTCGCAGTTTCAAATTTAGCCTGGCACGGGTATTTGTTGTCCACCCAGAGACACCAGTGTTGGTCATGACCACTTGGCTGGCGTTGGTGTGGCCAAGGGCCAAAACCCAGTTGTTGCTGGTATGGGGTCCGCAATTTCGGAAAACGGCGGTTCCGTTTGTGACCAGCGAACCGATCAAGTCTGTCCATGTCGGCGCGTTTGTATCTGTGGTTCCAGCGGTATTGACCGCCCAGACTACATTAGAAACGCTGATCTTGTCGTGTTGGGAGTAGGCCGTGCTTGCTGTCCACGAATTTGTCGGCTGTGGCACATAATACAGGCCGTAGCCATTCACAGCCCACATGGAGCTTTGCAATCTGTTGCCCAAAATAAATGCAAATGCTGGCTGCGTGACGACTCCTGGCTTGCTAACTCTCAATCTAAAATTCACATTTCCACCATCGCTTGGTCGCCACGCATTCCCGCCAAAAATGTTATCGGGTGGCGATTGAATGGCCGCGCCAGCGTGATTTATTCCAATACGATCAGTTGTGTAAAGAAGCTGACTAAAACCAAGCCCAGACCCGCCAAGACCACCAGAAGAGGTGGTTGGGCTAGTGCCAGCCGTAATCCAATTTCCTAGACCTTGAAGACCAAACCAGTAGGTCATGTTCATTGTTGCTTCGGGATTGCCCATCCGCGCATCAACCAAATCCCTCGTCATAATCGAAGACCCACTAGCCGCCGTCTGATTAGGAGCCGTATTCGCCGTGCCGCTCATGGTTATGTTGCCAGTGGCGGTGAGGGTGCCAGAGGTGGTGAGGTTGGAGGCAACCAAGGTCCCTGCGATTGTTGATGTCGTTGGCCCAAATGACGCTCGCGGACTACCAGCAACGACTAACTCAATGCCATTTGCGGTGTTCGTAAAGCGCAACAAACCCGTGTCGCTTCCGCTGTTAAGCGAGACCCCGCCAAACGTGACACTGTTGGTTGCGCCGAGGCCGATGGCGCTCCTTGCCGCCGCAGCGTTGCTCGCGGTCAGCACGGCGCGTCCGGTGGCGGTGGCGTCTGTGATGTCCGTAGATGTCGGCGGGTTTTCGATCTGGCCAAGGGCCGCGACCGCCGAGGCTAAGAGTATAATTGCCCAGCGCATGGTTAGATTCCTTCCTTGGCAACCCACTTCTTGCCAGAGCTAGAGCAGATGACGTTGACCGCCTGGCTTGGCACCCAGCCGCCATTGAAAGTGACACTGCCGCCGGCGTTGACCCGGATGCTGTTGCTGTCGGCTGTGGCCGCCGCGCCGAAATTGATGTGCATGATCGTGTCGCTGATATTCTGGAAGACCAGATAGACGCGCGACTCGTTGGCCGGCATCACTTCCTGGCTCGATGTTCCGGTGGTCGCCGCGCTGCGGTCGATGACGATGCCGTTGGACGGCCGGGTTTTTACGTTGGGGTGCATGGTTAGTATTGGTTGATGCGGGCGGTCCACATGGAGGGCTGGCCCTGTTGGAAGTAGTATTTGTCGCGCTGGGAAATCAGCTCGGCCTCGGCCATTTGCTCCATGGCCAGCGCCTTGTCGAACTGGCCGTCCTCGGTCAAGAGGTCGGCGGAAAGCATGAAGGCGGCAGCCTTGGCCAAGACCGCCGGCACAGTCGCGGTGAGGTTGCCGGTTGTGTAGGTGTCCGGCCGCACCCGGTAGCGGACATAGACGCTGGTCGGCAGGTCGGTGCTGTCGGGGAAGCGGATGTTGTCGCCGAGGAGGGTGTATTGGAGTTCTCTCGGGCTGGCCGTGGTGTTGGGATTGTCCCGCGTGACGGCGAAGACTTCGCCCATGGCGGTTTGGCCGGATTGTTCGTAGTCGATATACCAACCCGTGGTGGCGTTGCCTTGGATCGTCCGCTCTTCGACCCGGCACAGCTCGGGCCAGTCCGCCCAGGTCCAGCATTGCTCGATGGCGTCGTTGGCGGCGGCGACCAACATCGTCTGCGCACCGCTCGGGATGTTGGAGATGGATGAGGCGTCGTTGCCGACTCTCTGCCAGGCTCTCAGGAGGATGCTTTGTAAGGTGACGGTTCTCACGGAGACACTAAGGCACTAAGGGGTCAGAGGTTTGGAATTTTGCATTTTGCGTTCTGCGTTCTTCATTTAGGCCGCGGCGGCCGTCTGGCCGCGGGCGGCGAAGGCTCCGCCCATGCTCTGCGGCTGGCTCGCTAAGGCGGGGACGGCGCCGGTGCGGCCGATTTGGGCGTTTTGGATTTGGGTCATTTGGAACTGGAGGGCTTGGGCGCGGGCGTCGACCATGCCTTTGTAGATTTCGTCTCCGGCGTAGCGTTGCTGGAGCTGCGGATTTGCTTGAATCGCGCCTTGCAGGACTTGGAGGCGGAGCTGGGGATTGACGCCTTGCTCGGGCAACGGGGGCTCGACGCCGGCGGCGATCTTGGTCAGGGCGAGCTGTTCGTCTTCGGCTTCTTTGGCCGTGGCGACTTGTTCGCTGCGGACGATCATGGACGCCAGGCTTGGATCGACGGCGCCGACGATGAAGTTGACCAATCCGGCGCGGTCGATGACGCCGGCGACGTCGAGGGGAACGGCGACCTTGGCGATGTATTCGAGCTTTTTGCCGAGGACTTCGGCGTCGAGGTCGCGGACGTCGAATTCGGTGACCAGGTCGTAGCGGCCTTGGATGGCTTCGCGGCTGACTTGGAACGGCGCGGGCATGGCGCCGGCGACGCGGGCGATCTCGGTGTCCGAGAGGTATTGCTGCATCAGGGCGAAGGCCTGGGCGATGACGGCTTTGCAGCTGCGGAGCCAGCGGTCGACCATGGTTTGCTGGGTGAGCATGGTGAGCGGCTGCGGGACGCTGGCGCTGAAGCGGCCGAAGTATTCATCCACGTCGCGGCGGGTGGCGGCTTCGATCTCGATGGTGCCGGAGTCGAAGCGCGGGGGGTCCATCCAGCCGAATTCGTTCGGGCGTCTCTCCGGGATCTGGGCGCCGGGGCCGAAGATGAGGTTCAGCTTGCCGCGGTTCGCCGGGACGCGGACGGGCGGGAGGACGGCGACGGCGGCGCGGTCGGATCGGAAATCCCGCTGAGTCTTGATCTCATACTGCTGGCTCTCGAGGAGCTCGGGGACGCCGCGGGATTCGAGGAGGTTGCGGGAGATGCGTTCGCGGGCGAATTCGACGAAGGGGTAGTCGCCGTGCGAGTAGGGCAGGAGTTCGCTGACGGCGACGTCCTCGGCGACGGATTCGTGGAGGACGGTGTAGTGGACGCGGGTGGTTTGGTCCGGGTTGAACTGCTTCTGATAATAGTGCCAGAGCTCGACCATCTCGCGCTCGGTCTCGAGGTTGATGATTTCTTGGCGGTAGTAGTTGCGGATGGGGCGGCGGTAGGCGCCTTTGTGCTTGAGGGCTTCGGTGACGAAGTCTTCGCTGTAGCCGTCGGTGACGATGCGTTCACGCAGCTCGGTCTCGGTGACGAGTTCCCTCCACGCGACGTAGCGGGCGCGTTGGAGGTCGGCGGTTTGGGCGGGGAAATAGATGTCCTCCCAGGGTTCGAGGGCGACGAATTCGGGGCGGTTCTCGAAGAGGTAGGGATTTTCGTAGGTGGCGGCGCCGGTGTTGCGGAGGTCGCGGACGCAGCTGACTTTGCCGGCGGCGGGGCCGAAGAGGTCGCTGAGCATTTGCTTGGCGTCGTCCTCTTGGAGCGGGTCCATGATGCTCTCGAGGAGGATCTGGATGATGGGGTCGCCGGTTTCGGCGAGCATGGCGGTAAGCTGGTCGAGGGTGATGGTCTTCGACTCGGTGCGGGTGGTGCGGCGCCAGAACACGCCCATGATGGCGAGGCCGTATTGCTCCTGCATTTGCGCGAGGAGTTCGACTTCGCGGCGGAGGTCGTCGGCGCAGTGTTGGAAGAGCATCCATTTCAGCGCGGTCTCGGCGCTGACTTTGGCGGCGTAGTCGCCGCTCTCGACGGGCTGGAGCTGGAGTTTGCTGCGGAAGAAGGCGTTGGTGAGGAGGGCGACGTTCTCGTTGCAGATTTGGTCGGCAAGGCGGACGCGGGCGTCGCTGGCGCCTTCCCAGGGGAAAGCCTGGCGGCCGAGGGCGGCGGTGTGTTTGCGTCCGTCGGGGGATTGTCCGGACCAGATGGCGTGGCGGACTTCGTAATTGCGCTGCTTTTTGTCGAGGTAGCCGGAGACGTCGGACTCGGCCTCCTGGATGTTGAGGAGGAAGCCGCGGATGTCTTCCGCGGACGGCTTACCGAGGGTCGCTTCGTAGTTGTAGCCGGCCGAAGTCATAGGGATGAGACTTGAGTTTGAGACTTGAGTGAAGGGGTCCGGCGGTCATAGACCGCCGCTACAGTGCACTCAGGTTTCAAGTTTCCGGTTTCAGCCTTCGCGGGTGCTTCGAGTCCCGCAAAACTCACTTGAGTTTTGCTGGACGATGACTGCACCCGACACTCGGGGTTGTCGCGGAGCAATGATTTGAGCCAGTCTTTGTCGCGGGTGATGCCGGGGTGGCGGCGTTCCCAATCGACGAAGGCGAAGGCGTCGATGCTGGCGACGTGCTGGCCTACGCCTTCGATGTGGGCGTGCTCGAGGACGGCGTTGGCTTGGGCGATGCGCATTTGCCGGGCCCGCGCATTGACGGCTTGGGCATACCAGCCGCGCTTGAGTTCCTCTTTGACGAGGGCGCCGAGTTCGGTGTCGAGGTCGAGCATGAAGAGAGGGATGAAACTTGAGTTTGAAACTTGAGTGACGGGGTCACGGCGGGTCCGGAGGCCCCGCCCTACCCTCTACTCAGGCTTCAAGTTTCAGCCTTCAGCCTTGGTTGTTTGAAGTTTCACGCTTTTGCGGCCCTGGGAGTTTTCCCTGAATCCCACCATGAGTTGCCGAGTTGGCGACAAGCCCAGGGCCGCAAGGTGCGTGCTACCTCATCAGCTGATGGCGTCGAGCTGCTGAACTTCGAGGAAGATGTGGATCTCCCCGGCGTTCAACTCGAGCAGGTCGTAGCTCGCCATGGAGGCGAAGCGGGCGACGACGGCGGTGGCGGCTTCGTAGGCGAACGTGGTGTTCGTCGCGTTGGCCAGCACTTCGGTGCCGTTGCGGTTGATCTGCTGGGCGTTCACGAAGCGGGTCGCGCTTCCGGAATCGCCGATGCTGATGGTGTTCGAGTTGTAGGCGGTGGTGCCAATGAGCTCGAACGGGGTTTTGAGCCAAGTGGCCGCAGCTTTGACTACGCTGTTGGCCGGCAACGTGATCAGGGTGATGTCCTGAGTGGTGTTGTCGGTGCCTTGCGTCAGGTCCGGATGGTCGATGACGAAGCGGTAGTTGTAGCCACGAGGTGACTCGTGGAGTGAGCGGAATACGTTAGTTGTCATAGTGCTTGATTCCTCCGATTAGTCCGCGGTGCTGGCGATCTTGCCGTGCACGAGGGGGTTATCGACTTGGAGCGCGGCGATCGTGTCGACGATGCCACGGGGGCCACCGCCTTCGTCGTCGAGCGGCATGTAGCGCGGACGGCGGTTGTAGCGGATCGAGATGCCATCCATGTCCAGGATGTAACCACGACGCAGCTGGGAAGCGGCGACTTGATCCTTGGCAAGAAATAGACTCGGTGTAAGAGCCAAGTCTCCAAAATCTCCAACGAACAGATCGACCTTCGCGTAGTAGCTGAGGTCTTCGCTGTTTTGGTTGAAGAGGCGGACGGTGGCGCCGGTGTTGGTGCTGCCGAACTGGACTTGCTGGAAGCCGGTGAAACGGCGCTTGAGCGTGGGTCCGCACAGGAGCGTGTAGCTCTTGTTCTTGCCGCACTGCTCATACAACGACTGGAGCAACGCCTGGATGGTGGTGTCCGTGATGCTGTTGGTCGCGGTCGTGCTGATCGAGGCAGCGGGCGTGCGGTAGGCGGCCGGAACTGCGGTGGCCGTATCGCTCTGCGCACTGTTGCTGATCCACGAGCCGAGGCCGCGGGTCTTATACGGCGTGGCGCCGGATTGTTCGGTGCTGTCTTGGTCGGAGCAGAACACGGACTCGAGGTCACGAGCGAGCTCCTGCAAGCTCTTGGTGACGGCGCGAGCCATCTCACGTTTGCGTCCGATGCCTGCCACGTCAGTGACGCTTTCGGCGAGATCATCCACCTTCGGAAGTCTCCACATTTTTTGGATGCGGCCGTAGAGGCGGGCGCGGTTGGCAGCCTGGTTAGCGAACGTGGTAGCGTCCTGGTTGGAGAGCACGCCGGTGAGGACGGGCTCGTTCATTGCGTCGACCAGCCAGCTGAAGAGCGGGTTGGTCGGTTCTTTGGATTTTTTGGCCATCGAGAGGAGCGGGGTGCTCTTCTGGTCGGCCACGGCGATGAGGTCCGCGAGATCCTCGCGGGCGCCCACCTGATTTGTGATGAGTAGCTCAGCCACTGTGGTTTCCTCCTTGGAAAAGTTTGTTTTGGAATCTTGGTTGGAAGGGCATCACATGATGCTTTCCATGAATGCCTCGAGGGCGTTGCGATCGCCTCGCGCCTTGAGCACGGATTCGGCCTTTTGCCGCAGGGCCGCGCTCGATGAACTGGACACTTTGGGACTGGCCGAAGGGGTCGGCGCTTTGGGCACTTTGCCCGTTGCCGCTTCCGCTTTGGCCGGTGCTTTCTTGGTCTTGTCGTTGGATGCTCGCTTTTGCATCTGTTCGACACGTGTCATACGCAGTTGTTGTCCCGCAAACGCGTCGCCTACGATGAGTTCCCAATTCGGGAACTGCGTGATGGTCGGATATTGCTTGAGCGTGGCTTGCAGGAATTGATGGGCGCTGGTTCCCGGTTGGAAGAACTCGGGGTAGAACGCCTTCGCCTCCGGAAGCGTGGCTTCGCGGACGCGGATGTATTCCTGCTGCTTCGGCCCGGCTTTGACCAGGGCGCGAGCGTTGGCGCGGATTTGTTTCACGGCGTCGGCGTCGTAGTATTTCTCTTCGCCGGCAACCGTGACCGTGCCGCCATCGCGGTGGTCGTCGGTCCAATCAAGGACCGCCTGTGCCTTTGCAATCTCCGCCTCGAGGGCGGCTGCGTCTGTGAAAGAACTGAGCGGGTTGTCGGGGTCTTTGAAGATGACCGGCGGCTTGGCTTCGGCGGCCGCTTTGGCGGCTTCGAGCTGGGCCTTGAGGTCGTCGAGCTGCTCGAGGGCTTCGCGCTTTTGCGCGGTGAGCTTGTCGATGCGTTGCTGGACTTTGGTGGGAGCCTCGGCCTCTTCGGCTTTGTCTTCCTCGTCAGCCCCCTCACCCTCGTCGGGCTCGGCGTCGTCTTCGTCGGTTTTTTCTTCGGTGTCCCCGGCGTCTTCGGCGGCTGGCTCGGAGTCTGGCTCTTTGTCGGCTGCGTCGGTTCCGCTGGTTTCTGCGTCTGGCTCGGTTGTCTCGTCGGTCGGCTTCTCGGTTTCTTCGGCTTTCGGGGCGGGCTTGAATTGCACGCCGAGGTTGGCCGCGATTTCTGCGAAGTCGATGTCTGCGACATCCGGACCGTTTGTTTGCACCTTGTCGGTGGTGTCTGTTGCCATGGTTAGTGGGTCCAAGTCCCGGCAGGATTCGTGTTGCCCGGCGTGTGGGCCGTGCGTGCGGGGTGAATCAAGAAGTCCCTGCGCATGCAGGGGGAATTACGGCGGGGGCGGGCGGATTGGTAGAGGGCGACGTTGCAACGGACGCGAACGCGCACCAACTGGCGTCAATTAGCGCGAAAATGGGCGCCCGCAGTGACGGGTGACGGGTGACGAGTGGCGAGTGAAAGGCGGCGGACGGCTGGGCCAGCCGTCCCTACCGGGGGGATTAGCGCAGGGGTTTGCGGAGGTAGATGGCGTTGGAGCCGCCCCACTTGGTTGCGGGCCAGTAGGTGCGGTAGCCGCAGGCGATGAGGCTGTTGATGCTGGCGCAGTTGTATGACACGCAGTAGGTGATAAGTTCGGTGACGGCCAATTTGCGGGCGGCTTGCTCGCGGACGCGGATGAGGCGCTTTTGCAGTCCCCTGCCCCGGTGCCCGGGGATCACGCCGGCGCGGCAAAGGAAGGCAGCGCCGAGGTTTTGCTCGAGGCGGCACAAGCGGAGTCCGGCGTAGGCGACGGGTTGTTTGCCGTGCCAGGCGATCCACCATAGGGAATCGGCGGGGTTGATGCGGTCGTCCGCGGGGAAACAAATCTCATCAAGCGGGAGGACCGCAACCGGGAGATCGGCGCGGGATATTCGGTAGCTATGCATGGCGACACGGCGCGTCCGGAGGCCACGCCCTACCTTAGTAGAACGGGAAGAAGGTGGCGGTTTGGCGGGAGCAGCCTTTGCCCGGGGCGAATTCCATGATCCAGCCGCCGACCATGGCGCTGAGGCCTTTGGTGAGCATGAACGGGGTCTGGCGCTGGAAGCAGCCGACTTGGAGCACGCTGATGTTGCGGTAGGACGGAATCCAGTCGCTCTTGTGGTAGTTGCCGATGGCCAGGATGTCGGGTTTGCGGCCGCCTTCCATTTGCTCGACGATTTTCTGCGGGCGGTAGCTGAGGGCGTAGCTGCTGCCGCCGCCGGGGTGCAGGACGCCGACGGTGAATTTCTTGCCGGCGGCCGAGAGGTTGACCGTGCCGTAGTCCTCGCCGATGAAATGCCAATCGGGGCGCAGCTGCTCGAGGCCTTTGCCGACGGTGATGCCGGCGGCGCGTTTGAAGGCGACGTCGTGGTTGCCGGTGATGAAATAAACCGGGCAGCCGAAATGCGGGGCGACTTCGGCGAACCATTGGCTTTGCGCTTCCCAGCCGTGTTTGTGGGTCTCAAATTCCTGGCCGCGGTAAAGTTTGTATCCCTCGAGGACGTCCCCAGCATGAATCATGCACTGCACCTTGGCCTCGCGGCAGGCCGCGGCGTAGGCGTTGAGGGCGTCGAGGTCTTCGTAGAGGCTGCCGAAATGGGTGTCGCCGAAGATGCCGAAGCGGACGGTGTCCGCCGGGATCTCGAGCTTGGTCTGGCGTTTGCTGGCTTCGAGGTGCTCGTAGACGCGGGCCATGGCGGAGTAGCGGCTCTGGCCTTCGGGGGATTCGGCGTAGGCTTTCTCGAAATCTGCTACGGTCTTGACGGGCTTTTGGGCGGGGCGCTTGGGCATGGGCGAGAGGATTTCAGATTTGAGATTTAAGATTTGCCTAAGGGCTGTCTTCGGCTCAGAAAGGTCAGATGGGGCCGACGATGTCTTTCATTTCTTGGATGACGCGGGGGCGAGCCCAATACGTCACGTCACGTAACTTGAGTTTGTTCTCTTGGAATTCGGGGAGGTCGGCGTAGCGGCGCCAGACGTGGTTGGGGATGCCGCTGGCGATTTTGATTTCGTGCTCGGTGAGATACCCCTCGCCCAGATCGGCGAGGGTGCGCTTGAGTTTTAGCGCGTAGTCGTGGTGACTGCGAAATTCGCTGAGGGTGCGGGTCTTGATGGCGCCCGCGGTTTTGGTTGGAGAGGGCGGAGTGGACTGATTGGGGCCGCTTACCTCCGCAAGAACCTCTCGTATCACGGATGTGGGAACCGGACCGCCTTTTCCGTTGTAGAGCGCACGACGAATGCGCTCCGGCTTGTGGCCGTGGCCATGCCGTTCGATGTAGTTTTTGACGCGTGTTCGCGCATCCATGCGGGGGGAGAGATGCGCGGGGCGGCGGCGGATTGCGAGGGGGCGCGGTCACAATGGGCGCCAACGGACCAGAACGGGCAGCAATTAGCGCGTTCTGGAGTGACGGGTGACGGGTGACGAGTGACGAGTGCGGACGGCTGGGCCAGCCGACCCTACCCGTCTCGGGCTTCGCGTTCTTCGATATTGAGCCAGTGCTCGTAGAACGGCGCCCATCCTCGAGGTGCCGGGTATTGCGCGATGTAATCGAGCCGCTGTTGGTGCGTGAGTTTGCGCCACGCGGCCACCCAGTCCCACCAGATGTCCTCGCCGGACATGCGCCAAGCCATGGAGCCGTAGCCCCAGCCGTTATACGGGCATTGTATCCACGGAGGCTTTGGCATGCCTTAGTGTGTCAAAGCCCTTGGGGTGACGCAATGGCGTCGGCTCTTCGGGCGGCGAGGTCTTCCTTGAGCCCGGCTAACGCGTCGAGGCCGCCGGCGGTGTGGGCCAGGAGCGTCGGTTGCTGCGCGGTTTGCGGGGCGCGCACGATGGCTTGGGCGTCGGCGATGTGCTCGTCGATGACCGCCATGAAGGCCGCCCAGAGAGGGGTGCTCTCCGGGACGGCCAGGGCGGCGCGTTTCTCTTTGTCGGTCAACGTAGGGACGTTGAGTTCGATGCGCCACGTGAAGAGGCGCCGGATAAGGTTGATGAGCCAGGTCATGATTCTTCGAGTTGCAGGGTTTTTACGATGTCGCTGCGGCGGAACCATTTCTTGGCGATGCCGCGCAACTTGACGGGTTTGAGGAGTCCGCTTTCCAACCATTTGCGGTAGGTCGCGGGGGTGATTTGCAGCCATTCGAGGATGTCTGCGCGTTTTAGGAGATGCTTTTGCATGTTTTGGAGTTGGCAGTTGGCAGTTTTCAGTTGGCAGGGGGAGAAGTGTCGCGGGTCATTAACAGGTAGCTGTGCATGCTCTGGGCGTCATCCAGCAGCGCCCGTATCCTGTGCATGTGAGCGTCGAAGTTTTTGAAGTTATCTTTGGTTGCCTCTTCGGATGCTTTGCGCAGGTCCCAAAGTTTATCCCCGATGGCGCGGGCCAGAGCTTGATAGGCTCCATCTTGTTGTATTCTTTCGATTTCGAGTGGTGTCATAATGTCAGTAGCTGCCCAATGGCTCGAAGCTGAGGTCGCTGTTGTCGTGGTAGCTGGCGCCGCTCAAGACGAGATACCGGAGGACGTCGATGGCGTCTTTGGTTCCGGAGGTTTTCGGGCCGGTGCCGGTGTATTGGCTCAAAGCAAAGATGACGTTTTTGCAGTTGCTGGTGACGTAGAGGGTCGGCTGGTTGAGGGCGTCGATGGGTTTGCTGTCGTCGTATGACAGCCAGTTAATAATCATGGTGACGCCTTCGGCGATGCCGTCCCCCGGGGCAGCGGTGAAGTGCAAGCCGATTTCGGCGCATTCTTCGATCAAGGTGGTGGCGCCTTCCCTGGCGACGGTGGCGGCGTTGCCGTAACGGGAGTCCATGATGCGCTCGAAGATGACGAAGTCTTCGGCGTCGCGGGCGTGGCGGGCTTCGATGTTTTCGATCTCGAGTTTGTAGTGGCTCAGGCCGAAGCCGAAGCTGCGCTGGGCGTCGCCGGCAATGCCGTCGGGGTTGTTGCCGCCGGGGACAGCCCAGGGCCCGGGGAGGCCGACGCCGGGGACTTCGCGGACTTGGCTCGGCCATTCGTCATAGATGAAGCAGCGGCCGGCGGCGTCGAATCGCGCCCAGATCATGAACCAGTTGCGGCCGGAGCACGGGTCGACGACCTGGTAGTTGACGCCGCGCTTGGGCACGCGGTCGGGCGGGATGACGTGGATGTTGGTGTTGAAGTTGACGAACATGTTGGCGGCCTTTTTCGTGGGGACGCCGTAGGCTCGCATGAGGATGCGGTCTTTGGGGGACTTGATGAGTTCGGTCTTCATCGCGTCGTAGTTGCCGAAGGGGTTGTCGGCGGTGTGGAAGTAGACGACGCGGGCGGTGGACTTGGCGCATTGCTGGACGCGGGGGACGCGGACGGGGCGGTCTTTGTTGTCGAGGACGAGTTCGGCTTCCGTATCCTCGAGGGTGATGGCGCCGGCGAGGTATTCGGCGACGGTGTCGGTGTAGCCGAGGATGGGCGTGAAGCCGACGGCGAGTTCGCCGTTGCGGGTGATGAGGCGGAAGCGGAGGGCTTCGAGCCACTCGGGAGTTACAAGTTCGTCTGCCCAGCAGTAGTTCAGCTCGGCGCCTTCGATGGCTTTGACGTCCATCGAGTAAAATTTGAACCAGCACTGGCTGCCATTCGGCAGGACGAATGAGTTTTCGGTAAATCCGCCTTTCTGTGAGTAGGTGATATTTGTCACGACGCCTTTGCGCATTTTGCCGGAGGCAGCGGGTTTCCATTCGGCGGGCAGGTATTCCCAAATGTAGGGTTGCTGGTTTTGGATGGAGGATGATTCGGTGGATTGCAGGCACCAGACTTTGGCGCCGGGGGTGTCGACCAGGACTTGCACGGCGCGGCGGGCGAGGTAGCGGGATTTCGAGGCGCGGTTGCCGCCGAGGATGAGGAGCTCGGTGACGCCTTTGGGGAATTGCTCGCGGAGTTCGGCGAATTGGCGGTCGGCCAGGGCCCAGATGGGCAGGACGGCGCCGTAGCGGTAGGGGTCTTCTTGCTCGAGGCGGATGCGCTCCTCGAAGAGTTTGTGGAATTCGACGAGCTGATCCGGCGTCATGCGGCGGACGCCGTCGTCGAAGCGGACGAGGACGTTGCCGGCGGGATCGCGGCCGAGGATTTCGGGGGCGCGATGGATCGGATGGTCGTCCGTAAAGATCATGTCAGCTCTGCAAACAAAACTCGAAAAGCTCGTTCGGCGGTGGCGGGGACGACTCCGTTGCCGAGGAGTCGGAGTTCGTCGGTTCGATTGTCACTGGTGACGCACAGCTGGGCATAACCCACCCCACCGGCAGGCCCATGAGGGTCTCCACCCAGCGGGGATTGAGTTTGCCGTTGGCTTGCGTCTGCAAGTTCTCCCCGCCGGTCTTGTTCGGTGCTTGTCCCGCACCCGTCGAGCAATTCGCATGCGGGCTGGCCCATTGCTCCTTCATTGCTTGAGCTGGCAAGGCTGGTCTGCCACTGCTGTCCCGTTGGTTCGGTCCCGAATGTTGCGGATCGGACGCTTGGGGTGTCGCCCATTGCATTGCTTGCGAGCCCAGCTTGGGCCACTTCTTGCCCTGCTGATCCACATGATAGCCGAGGTGGTTCTTGGCTTCTGGTGTTGCCCACGATTGGCTCTTGGCTTGGCTGCTCAGTGTCCCGTGGCAATGCAGTCCCCTGTCCGCATTCCTCGCCGCAAAGTTCGGATCGCTGTCCGACTCGTTGGCTTTTGGCGTCAACCACAACTCTTGGCGGTTCCCATTCGCATTGCTGTTGGCCCGGTCTGCTTGGCCAAACATCGCTGCGTCTTGTGTGATGACCGCGCACAGGTAATGCTTGCCCAGCATGTGCCGGTGAGATTTGGAACCAACCGGCCCAACGTCCTTGTATTCGCTGGCTCTGATTGTGGGCCAAGATGAAGACCCGCTTGCGCTGGTGGACTGCGCCGACTTCAGACGCCGAGAATATGCCCCACGTCGTTCGGTAACCCAGTCCTGCCAGGTCTTCGATGACGTCGGGCAGCCCCAACGAGAGATGTCCTTCGACGTTTTCAAAGAAACAGAGACTTGGTCGCATTGCAGCAATTCCGGCTGATATGTATGGCCAGAGGTGTCGGGGGTCGTCGGCACCGAGACGCTTGCCGGCGGCGCTGAATGGCTGGCACGGGTAGCCGCCACTGAGGATGTCCACGCAGTCGTGAAAGTCGGCCCATGGGAAGGATTTAAGATCCGTCCAGAGAGGTGCTGCGTCCAAGAGTCCCGCTTCCATTTTTGCAACCAGGTTCGCGCAGGCGAAGGCTTCGATCTCAGCAAAAGCGATTGTGCGCAGAGCTGGGATTGCTCGTTTAAGTCCGAGATCAATGCCGCCGTATCCGGCACATAGGGAGACGTGTGTAAGGGTCGAGGGAGTATCCACATTGGTCATTGTTTCCATTCTTTCGGGAGGTCGAGGTCGTAGCCGTTGCCGTCTTGGGGGTTGCCGATCAGGCGGATGTCGGGTTGCCAGTAGAAGCGGAAGTGGCCGCCTGGGCAGCGGACGCCGAATTCGCAGTTATGATCGGGGCCGTAGGTAATCATGACTTTGGCGGTCCCCTCGCCGTGCGGACACATGACGGGCCAAGGCGGGTTGAGTTCGAGGATCATGGGAGTCAGGGGTCAGGAGTCAGGAGACAGGGGCCATTCGCGGAGGTGGCCGTAGTCGCGGGGTTCGGTGACGGAGGTGAACTGACCACAAATTCCGCAGGGGCCGATATGCCATGTCGAGACATGTCCGGCGGGCATTCCAATTCCGTGGGCCGAGCCGCAGATGCGGCAGATCCAGTCGGGATATGGTGGGCGGTCCGCTGGGCCAGCGGACCCTACCGGGGGCTGGTGCCAGCGGATGGCGTCGTAGTTCGCGGCGTATCGCTGCGGGTCGACGGGTCTGGGTTTGCTGCCTTTGCCGGCGCTCATGGGTTGTTTAATTCCTCCAAGTGTTTTGCGATGGTGCGAAGGAGATGCGCGGGATAAGCGGCGCCGCTTGGCTCGGGCCAGAAGATCCATTCGCCGTCGTCGCCGCGGACGATGTCTTGCGTCCAGTCGTAGACGCATTGTGTGTCGGATATGCTCATTACCACGGGTTCTCCCCTGCCCCTTCGGTGGGTTCTTCGGGGAGCAGGCTGTTTTGGGCTTCTTTGATTTTGATGAAGCCGCCGATGAATTTGACGTCGGTTTTCGTGACGCGCTTCCAGGCGGTGAGTTTGTATTCGGCCTGGGTGCCGTCGGGTAAGGTGAGCAACGCGGTGCCGCTGAAGTCGGGATGGTTGCCGTCTTTCTTGTATTTGTTCGGGAACAAGGTCCAGGTGTCGGGTTTTGGAGTGTAGGTGCTCATAAGGATTTCAGATTTCAGATGTCAGATTTCAGAGTTGGCTTTGACGAGTTTGACGCTGAGGTCGTAGACGGGGACTTGGCGGACGGTCTTGACGACTTTGACGATGTGCGCGGGCGCGGCCCACGTGGCGCGGTCGTCGGGTTTGACGGGATCGGTTTGGTCGTGCTCGAGGACTTCGAGGGCGTCGCGGATGAGCCAGGCTTCGGCTTCGGCGATGGTGGCGAACGGGCCCGCGGGTTTCATGGCGGGCGTGCAGTTGATGCCATCGGTGTCGATGACAAAGTAGGTGTGTTTGCTCATGGGTTTGTTGGTTTTGCTGAATACTGAAAACTGAAGACTGAAAACTGCCGAAGGCTCATTCGATGTGTTCGATTTGGTCGAAGAGTTGGAGGAGGTCGTCCAGGGCGGCGGTGCGGGCGCTTTGGATGATGAGCATGCGCTCGTGGACTCGGAGGGCGCGGTCGTCGCCGGTGGCGCGGGCGGCCGCGGCCTGGGCGCCGTGTTTGGTGTAGGCGGTGGCCGCGGCAGACTTGAGTTTGTAGACGGCTTCGCGGGCAAGGCTGGCTTGTTTGCAGAGGCGTTCGTTGTGTTCCCGCTCGACTTGCCAGCGTCTGGCCCAGGTGTCGGACGTGTTGAGTTCGGCGTTCATGCGTTCGATGGTTTCTTGGTGGCTCATGGGTTAGTTTCCGTCGGTGTCGTTGAAGTTGCGGGGTTTGTAGTGGGGGCTGCTGGGGGCGGGGCGCTTTTGCTGGCGTTCGGCGGGGTTGTTGCTGAAGAGTTTTTGGGTGAGGCCGGTGAAGCGGTAGCGGGGGCCGTTGAATTGCAACTCGATGTCGCCGGTGCCGCCGTTGCGGTTTTTCTCGACGTAGAGGAAGGCTTGACCGGCGAGTTGTTCGCGTTTGTCGGGGTCTTTGGTGAGGCGTTCGGGGCGGTGCAGGAGGGCAACGACGTCGGCGTCGTTCTCGATCCCGCCGCTCTCGCGGAGGTGGCTGATCTTGGGGACGCTGGCTTCGTCGGCGCTGCGGTTTAACTGGGCCAGGGCGAGGACGGGGACGTTCAATTCCATGGCGACGGCTTTTAGTCCGCTGCTGATTTCGTCGATCTCCAAGCGGCGGTCTTGGCTGGCGCGTTTGCTGACGCCTTTCATGAGCTGCAAGTAGTCGACGATGAGAAGGCGGACGCCGTGGCGGGAGACGGCGCGGCGGGCGCGGCTGCGGAAGCTGGCGATATTGAGGGCCGGGGTGCTGTCGAGGTAGAGGGGGGCGTCGCTCAAGTCGGCGCTGACGTCCATGAGGCGGCTGGCGGCGTCGCGGCTCATCATGCCGGTCTTGGTGACGCCGAGGCTGACGTCGGCGACGGAGCAGAGGAGGCGTTTCATGAGGTCGACTTTGGGCATTTCCAAGGTGAAGAGGGCGGTGGGGAGTTTGCTGTGGGTGCAGACGTGTTCGGCGATGTTGAGGGCGAAGGCGCTCTTGCCCATGCTGGGGCGGGCGGCGATGATGATGAGCTGGCCGCCGTGGAGGCCGTCGGTCATGCGGTCGAAGTCGACGAAGCCGGTGGTGAGGCCGAGGACTTGGCCGCGGTTTTTGTAGTGGGCTTCGATGCTGGCGAGGGCTTCGTTGACGGCGTCGGCGCATTGGACGAGGCCGACTTCTTTGCTGTCGCGGCGGAGTTCGAGGAGGGATTTTTCGACGGTGTCGAGGATGTCGTTGGTGGAGTCTTGGAAGTTGCGGGCTTGGGCGATGAGTTCGCGGCCGAGGTGCTCGGCTTGGCGGCGGCGCCAGTAGTCGCGGACTTGTTCGGCCCAGTGCTCGAGGGTGCTGAGGACGCCGGTGGTGCGGGCCCACTCGGCGGCGACGTAGCCGGGGCCGCCTTCGAGTTTGTCGAGGTGGCCGGCTTGGCGGAGGGATTCGGTGAAGGTGATGAGGTCGATGGGCTGACGGCGGGCGCCCATTTCTTTCAAGGTGAGCCAGGCGGTTTTGTTGGCGGGGACGAAGAACCAGTCTTCGTGGACGAGGTCGATGGCAAGGTCGAGGGCGGTGGCGCCGTGGTTGACGACGGTGCTGATGACGGCGCATTCGGCGTCGTTGGACCAGAGGGGGATTGGGGATTCAGAGGGAGTCATAAGGTGGGAAGGTGGGAAGGTCGGAAAGTGCGAAGGTGGGAAAGTGGGAAGGTTTAGTGGGGATCGGTGCCGTTGGATTTCAAGCGGTCGTAGGCTTCGAGGGCGGTGCCGCGGAAGTGGTAGGCGCTGGGGTGGACGGACGCGGCTCCGGCTTGGAGGCTGGAGGCGAGCATGCCGGCGACTTCGCGCCAGGCGTCGAGCTGGTCGCGGAGGTGTTGGAGTTCTTCGTCGGGGGTCATGGGCGGGAGCGGCGGCGGGCTTGGCGTTGGAGTTTGCGGAGGCGGAGGCGTTTGACGCGGGCGCGTCCGCGGAAGTTGGTGTCTTGCGTGCCGGGGGTGGTGCGGCGGCCGCGCATGGTGGCGTGGCGCCATTTGCGGAAGGTGGTGGTGGTGAGACCGATCTTCTGCTTGTAGTGCCGGAGGGGTGAGCTGGTGCGGCTCATTGCAAGTCGGGGTCGAGGGCTTCGCTGCGGGCGTCGATGGCTCGCTGGGTGAGCGGGGCGCAGAGTTTCAAGGCGCGTTCGAGTTTCTCGATGCGCTTGGCGGCTTTGTCATACAGCTCGGCGAGCTGGATGCTGGTGGGCGCGGAGGGAAAGTTCTTCGGGAATTTCCGGTATGGCGTGAAGCCGGCGCGGCCGACGGTGTAGGTGTGGCTGGTGGTGTTCATCGGGTGATGAGGAGAAGGCCGAGGAGGGCGTAGGTGGCGAACGCGGCGACGATGAGGAGGCCGGTGCGGAGTTGTGTGCGGGTTTTGTGTGTCATAGAGGGGTTGCCCCGACGTGTTTCATGAGGCGTGGATGTTTCGCACGGCCCGTCCGCGGTTCTCCCGCGGCACCATTCGTCTGGGGCAAAGGCAATGGGTTGAACCAGATGGCTTCTTGGATCTGGCGCTTGAGGCGTTTGTAGGCGCGGAGCTTGTGCCACGCGGGGCTGCTGGCGTGCCAACCGCCGCAGATGGGACAGTGGTAATGGCGCATGCCGGGCTGGTCGCGCTGGGCGTCGGCGTGGCGGGCGTAGCGGACTTTGCGGCTGCACATGCGGAAGGCGTTGACGATGGCGCGGCTCATGGGATTCACGGGAAGCGGGGGTCGTTGTCGTCGAAGAGGGCGGCGACGATGACGGCGAGGAGCGCGAAGAGCAGGAGATACGCGAGGGCTTGGGGGATCATGCGGCCTCCTTTTCGGCGTCGGCGATGGCGAGCAATATGGCGGTCTGCGCGGCATCGGGAAGTTGGCTCCAGGAGCGGACGGCGCGGGGGTCGATGTCGGCGACAGCGGGGTTTTTCTCTTCAAGCAAAACCTGCAAGACGTCGCGCCATTCGCCTTCGGGCGGGGCCCCCTTTTCTTTTTTTTCGGCGTTTTCGGGTCGCCAACCTATGCGGCCGCAATACTCGGCGGCGGCGATGTGTTCGCCGGACCAGTTGTTGAGCAAGGTGGCAAGGGTGCGGCGGCGGAAGTTGTTTTTGTCGGGCAAGTCGGCGCTGTAGTATTTCTCGAGGCGGAGCCAGTCGGCGTCCGGAGTGGCGGTGACGATGGCAGCGACTTTGCTCCATGCGCGGGTCTCGGCCGGATCAAGCGGGGTGCCGGGGCGCATGCGGAAGAGGGCTTTGGCGCGGGCCAGGGCGCGGTTGCGGTCGGCAATGGCTGGAGCATCGGGCTCGGTTTCCTGCGAGGGATCTGAGGATGGCTCGTCCCCGCTTGCGGGGACTATAGGGGTGAAACTCTTCTCTTCTCTTCTCTGGTCAGGCTCGCGTCGCTTTTTGTCAGAATGGGATTCTGACATGGTTCGATTTATGTCAGTGTGGGTTTCGCGTTTGCGGCGTTGGGCTTCAGAGTCGAGGCAGCGTTTTTTGGCGGATCGGCCGTTGTGGCGCTCCCACAAGGGAATGATGACGCCGGGGTCGGTGCCGCGGTGTTCGAGCCAGCCGACGCGGACCATTTGCTCGGCAAAGCCGCGCTTTTTGACGACGTCGTCGATGTCGGCAAGGACGGTGTAGGGCAGCTCGCCGTCGTCGGTGTGCTGGTCGGCCCAGGCCCACAGGGCATGCAAGCGGCCGACGATGGTGAAGGGGTCTTCGCGGAGGGCGCGGGCCATGGCGATGACGGCGGGATCGCCGGGGAGGTTTGTGCGGAGTTTGATCCAATCACCGGCCATGGCGGGGGGTTCCTTTCTTTTTGGTGGTAAGGTCGAGGGGTTTGCGGAAGGGGGATTCCCAGACGATGCCGCGGCGTTTGGCCCAGGCGTTGAGGGCGCGGTTCATGCCGGCGGCGTCGAAGTGCTGGTAGCCGATGGTGCCGGGCTCGATCTCAAGGGTGCGGCGGTTCATTTTTTTCACGGTTGGCGACGGGCAAGGCGGGCGAGGATGGTGAGCCAGCCGAGGTAGCCGACGAGCTGCGTGCGGCCGTCGGTCTCGCGGAGGATGTCGGCGGCTTTGCGGGCGCGGTTGGGCTTCGGGGCGATGGGGTCAGGCTGTTTTGGCGTCATGTTCGTGGCGTTCGTGTTTGTCCATGGGGCGCCAGCCGAGGTTGGTCAGGAGCCAGGTCATGATTTTTTGCGATTCGTAGAAGCAGCCGGAGCACAGGAAGCCGATGTCGGTGAGGAAGCCGGCCTTGCGTGGGCACATGCAGCACCATTGGGGAGAGTCGAGGTCGTTCATCGAAAGCGGGGTTGGCTGCGGTGGATGGCGGCCTCGTATTCGCCGTGGTCGTTCATGCGGACTTCGAAGGACTCGCCCTGCCGGTAGTAGCCGGTGTCGCGGACCAGGACGGCGTGCTCTTGGCCGTTGACGAGGCAGGAAAGGCGTTTGCGGTTCGGGAGGTTGCGGGAGCGGAGGGCCGTGGCCATGATCGGGCCGGTGGGCGCCGGAGCCCCCTCGCCCGGCCGCCACTCTTCTTTTTTTTCGGGTTCCGCTATCGGAGCATTGTCTGGCTCGGGAAGCGGCTGCTGGGCCTGTTGCCGGCGCTGGCGCAGCATCTCAGCGACCTTGTTGACTCCGGTGCGCGTCAGCACTTTGAGCCCCCCTTCTTTTTTGCTGTAATCCGCTCCTTCGGTGAGGAGCCCTTCTTTGGTTTCGGTGTGCGTTTGCATAGAGATGCCTTGGCCCTTTGGCCAAAATTCTGTTTTTCGGTATCAATCACCCCTGGGGCATGCGCATCAGAAGCGGCACCCCCTCCCCCCCCATCACCGGCACCGGGGGCATTATCGACCCGGGGCGCCTCACAAGTGGCGCGGCAAGTGGCAAGGGTGGCAGCCCCGCCTCTGTTGTCAGTGGCTATAACCTCTGATCCCAAATCAGAAGCGGGCGCCGGCGACGGTAGCGCCAGGGCGCCGGCCTTTTGTTCGGATGTTTCCCCGGGAACACCGGTTGAAATCTCACCTTCGACCATCTCCGCCTCGATGACCGGCAAGGAATCCACAAAGGCTTTCACTTGATCCGGCCGGACCTCGACCCGCTCAACCCGGGCGGTCGCTTCGCCGCTCAGCAGCTGCATCTTGTCCACCATCACCGCGGCGACGATCGCGGCATCCTTGGCCGCCTTGGTCTCCGGCAATAGCTCGATGACCTTCTCAACACCCAGCCGCGACGCCCGGCGAAGATCCTTCAGTAATTCCTTTTTGTCCTGCTCTATAGAAATCCCCTCCCGCTCACGAACCGCGCACACCGTATTCCGAGACACCCCGAGCGCCCGGGCCGTGGCGCTGATGCTCTGACCCTCGGCCGCCATTCGGACCACCGCCGCGTAAATGCCTGGCCGGTCCCGGTGCAGCCGCTCGCCGGTGAACTCCCCAGCGTCGGCAAGACGTTTCTCCGCCTCCTCTATCTCCGAAAAAAAAGAAAGAGCCGGGGCCGCAATCTCTGCCGCCGCTGCCTTCTGGATCAGACTCGCGCCGCGCTTACTCACCGCCCAACCCTCCGCGCCTCGAGCCAGGCCACCGCCGCCGGCTCCGGGATCAAAGCCCGAGACCCGACCCGATAGTGCCAAAGCTCACCCGACGACAGCGCCGCCGTTATCGTCCGCCGGCTCAGCCCCAACCGGGCCCCGAGCTCGGCGATCGAAAACACCACCGGCAGCCCCGCGGGCGCCGCTTTGCTTGTCTCCTGTTTGGCCATAAAAAAAGAAAAAGGGCCCGCCGGATCACCCGGGCCGGACGTGGCACGCCTCCGGACTCATCTCGTGTTCGCTGCAATACTTCACCAGGGCGCCCGCGGCCGTCGCCGCATGCACCACTTGACGCCAGGGCCCGGTGAGCGGGCAAAAGCCATAAACCATCCACCGCGACCGCACCGGCCGCCGTGCCGCCGTCCGGCTCCGCGGCCGCCGATCCACCGCCGGCGCCGCCGTCATGGCCGCCGCCTCCGGATCAGTTTCTCGAGCTCCCAGGCGACCCCGGCCAACCCGACCAGGAACCAAAAAAGCAAAAACAAAAGCACGGCCGAATCACTCACGCCGCGGCCTCCGGTTGCGCCTCGAGCGCTTCAGCGCGGCGCCGTTCGAGTTCGTTGATGATGATAAGCCGGACGGCCGCGGATCGGCTTAAACACAGGCTTACCGCGTGTTCGTCAATTCGCTTTATGACATCTTCCGGCACCTGCAAGGCAAGGACTTTGGTGGGCATGAGTCCAATTCCTACAGGAACCTACAGGTCACGCAAGAAAATTCTTGCAGGAATTTATAACGGTGTCACCATACCAGCATGAAACGCACGAAAGGCCCGCGCCGCGGGCACGGTCCCGGCAAGGGCTCCGTCTTCATCTCCTGCACCATCCCCGAGGAATTCGACGCCGAGCTGCGCCGCCTCGCTGCGGCCTCGAACCTCACCCGCGCCGGCATGGCCCGCGAATGCATCCAGGACGCCGTTGCCCGCGGCCTCACCATCACCACCCAGAAAAGCCACGCCGGCAAGATCATCGACTATCCGCTTGACCATCCCGGAAACCCGACCGCCCGCGCCGCCGACGATGCGGGAGCGTGATCCTACTTCCCGAGTATCAAAAAGCAAATATCCTCCGCGGCCCTTGGCCCGGCAGCTGGTTTTGACCCGGGCAAAACACCCCCCAAAAATAATTTGAAAATTCCTCTTGCTTTGTAGCGTGCGCACGCTATCGTGAGAGCGTAGTTCAACAACCAAACCGGAAGAGCCAACCGGAACAAACGGGCAAATCCAAATATGACAAACATCGCATACCAGGTCATCACCGACCGTTTAATCGCAATGCTCGAGGCCGGCGCCGCGCCTTGGCATAAACCGTGGACCGGCGGCGCCGCGTCCTTCCCGAAGAACATCAAAAGCAAAAAGCATTACAACGGCATAAACGTCTGGATGCTTCACATGAGCGGATATTCGTCCGCCTATTTCCTCACGTTCAAGCAAGCCAAGGAACTCGGCGGCAGCGTGCGCAAAGGCGAGAAAGGCTTTCCCGTCGTGTTCACGAAACAGCTTCCGCCCCGCGCCGTTGACGTGCCGACCGACAACGGCGGCAGCGAGACCATGATCGACGGCCGATCCGGCGGACGGATGCTCAAGTATTACACCGTATTCAACGCCGAACAATGCGACGGCATCACCGCACCGGACGCCGGCACCGTGCCGACCTTCGAGCATGATCCCATCGAGACCGCCGAGCGCATCCTCAGCGACATGCCGAACCGCCCGGCCATCACCCACGCCGGCGGCCGCGCATGCTATTCGCCCGCGCAAGACGTCATCACCATGCCCGAGGCCAACCGCTTCGAGACACGTCCCGCCTACTACAGCACGCTCTTTCACGAGCTCGCCCACAGCACCGGCCACGCGACGCGCCTCAGCCGCCCGGAAATCATCGAGCCAGGCTCATTCGGTTCCAAGCCATACGGCAAAGAGGAGCTCGTCGCCGAAATGGCCGCCGCTTACATCTGCGGCGCCGCTGGTATCGAGCGCGACACGATCGACAATTCCGCCAGCTACCTTGCCGGATGGATTGAAACGCTGAAAGGCAACGTAAAACTCGCCGTGCAAGCCGCCAGCGCCGCACAGAAAGCCGCCGACTACATCCTCGGCCGCCACGCTGTCAGCGCCGCACCGCTGCCCACCACGGCGCCCGCCGTCATCCAAGCCGCCCAGGAAATGGACCTCTTCCAATTCGCAGAGGTTGCTTGACCGCCCGACACCGGGCCCGCACTGCGGGCCCGGCACGGACGGCCACCAGGCCGACCAACACAACAACACAACCGGAAGAGCCAACCGACCAAACGGGCAAAACTAACATGAACAACAAAATACAAATCACCGGACTCGTTATTGCCGATCCGACAATCACCAAGACCAAAGACAACGGCGGGCGCCCAGCGTTCGCCGTGTTCGGCGAATACTTGCTGAGCAACGGCACGCGCACGCCGGCGCGAATCGTTACCCACCGCAAAAAGGACATTCCGACAACCATCAAAAGCGAACAGATTGCCATTTCACAAGGCTGCCTGGCGCTTGATGGTCCTTTCATTGTGCGCACGTTTCGCATCGGGCCCCAACTCCAAGCCGCCGCCTAACATGAACGCAGCTACCATCACCCCGGCCGACGAGCTCGACAACATCCGCGCCGAGTATCACTTAGGCGAACGCCACGGCCGCCACGCCGGCCGCGACACCGCCGCCGAGTTGCTTGACGGGCCCGACGCTACACACCACGCCCGGCAAATCCTCGCCGACCTGGCCGAAGGCAATCCCGACTTGTGGCTGCAATGCCCAAGCCGCGAACACATGCACAGCGAAGCCTATCAAGACGGCTATTTCTCCGGATGGGCTGCCGAGATTGAGCACCAGTCCCGCTTATATCTCAGCATGTTTATTGACTTCGAGACCGTCCCCCATTGACCGCCGCACCCCGGCGCCGGATACTCCCGGCGCCGGCAGCGGCCGCCAACCATGAGCGCACAACAAGCAAAACAAATCGCCCGCGACACCGTTCGGGATCTCCTCGCCAAACATCCGCCCGGTCTGGTCGTCATGATCCTCCGCGAACTCAAGACGATCCTCCGCGCCACCAAAGACATCACCGTATATTCCGAAGGAAAGCAGACGCATGAAACGCAAAACACCCGGCACCCCTAACGCGCCCGACACCTGCCCGCATTGCGGAGGCGCCATCAACGCCGCGTCCCTCCTGGCCAAGCGTCCCAGCCCCGCCCGATCCGCCGCCGCCCGCCGCGCCGCCACCTTTCCCCGCCCTAACCGAAGGAAAGCAGAAGCATAGAACTTCCGCAGCCCGGCACCCCTTACTTGCTCGGACCCGCCGGCTCATCCCGCATCATCAGATGCGCCCCCGCAAACGCGCAGCCCAAAAGAACTGCCGCGCCTCGGAGAGTACCTCTTGCGAGGTCAGCCGATATTTAGTTCAGGGCGCGGAGTGATGAATAAATTTATCAAAGATTGTCGAAATAGCCAAGCATCTCGGCGAGCCCAAGCACGCGACAAACCCCAGCACCCACGGCCAACCCGCGGCCGCCGCCGCTATGACACCGCGGCCCCACTCCAGCTTCCCCTGGTAATCCCACACATTAAACGCTGACGCCCCCGCCCAAGT